TTTGGTGATGAGTTTTTCGCAATTAATAACGAGATAGTCTCACTGGACGAACCAATATTAACTGAAGATGCTAGAACTGGAATATCTGGACTTATTGATGAGCGTTTAGATACTGAAGGTAGATCCTATAAAAACGCTATGAAAATGATGAGTGACGATGGAATTTTTACTCTACTACCCAAGGGGGATGACGCCGTAGTTAATTTCCTAAACCCATTCCTTAGATTAACAAGAATCGAAAAAAATAAACAAATAATAAAATTTAAAATTAAAAAGTAAAAATTCAGTTTTATGAATAAGCAAAAACAAACATTCAACGACGAAATGCAAAAATTCGAGTTTCTATTAACTCTAGACGGAAACATTATTTGCCAAAGATATTTTTTTGTAAAGGATCATAACCCTAGAGCAAAAAGATCAATGGATTTACACTATGAAGTGAAACAAATTTGTGACGATATTTCACATGATTTGAAATTAAAAAGTTCCGATTATTTAGCTGATAATCTACACTTTTTTACCAATAACGAGTTTGTGGAAGATCCAAAAGAGCGTGATGAGCAATACTTTTTATTGCAAATTAAACAATTTGACGATGTATTTATTGAAAGGATTTTCCCAGCACATTACTATCACCCGAAAGTAAGATATGCTGTAGACATTCGACCAATGTTGAAAACAATCCTCAACAATTTAACTGAAATCTTGTCAGAAAGTAACCCTGAGACAAGATATCTTCAGTACGAACTATAGTATTTTTATTTTTAAACATTATTAATTAATTTTATGACAGATAGACACTTCGGACATTTAGGTACAGAATATCAAATGTCTTTATTAAAAATTTTAATTGAAGACAAGAAATTCGCTGAAACAATCATCGATGTACTAGATTCAACTTATTTTGAAAATGGATCTTTTAGGTTCATTATGCAAAATTTAAAGGAGTATAGCACTTCTTTCAAGACTATGCCGTCATATGACTCACTGAAACAAAAGATCATTTCAGAAAACTCAAATGATACTGTATTGAGATCTAATATCGATACAATAGAAAATATTAAAAACCACGACATTGCCGGTGGTGATGTTAATTTCACAAAGGAAAAGGCTGTTAATTTTTGTAAACAACAAGTATTAAAAAAAGCTATAAAGGAAGTTGAATCAATTACTGCTAATGGTGAGTTCGAAGAATACCATAAGATTGAAAACATCATTCAAAAGGCTCTACAAGTAGGAATTACTAATGATGAATTACAAGACGTATTCGACAATATTGGTGATGCGTTAAAACCTGATTCAAGGTCACCAATTCCAACAGGAATTATTGGAATTGATAATCTATTAAAAGGTGGATTAGGTAGAGGTGAACTAGGGGTAGTATTAGCACCAACAGGTACAGGTAAAACAACTTTACTAACCAAATTTTCTAACACTGCGTATAATACTGGTGCCAATGTTGTTCAAATTTTCTTTGAAGATAATATTAACAATATTAAGAAAAAACATTATACAATTTGGACGGGGATTTCACCTGATGACCAAGTTTTAGATCCAGAACAAACAACAGCTTTAGTTGAAGAGGCCCAAGCTGGTAAAAAGGGACAACTTAGATTATTGAAACTACCTAGTGATTCTGTTACTATTAGTTCAATTAAATCTAAATTAAGAAAGTTAATGGCAGATGGTTTTAAAATAGATCTATTAACTTTGGATTATATTGATTGTATTTCACCAGAAAGAAGTACATTTGGGGAAGAATGGAAAGGTGAGGGGTCAATTATGAGAGCTTTAGAGTCAATGACATCCGAATTTGATATCGCAATATGGACCGCAACACAAGGTAATCGTGAATCAATATCATCTGAGGTTGTTACAACAGACCAAATGGGTGGTTCAATTAAGAAAGCTCAAATCGGCCACGTTGTTATGTCAATTGGTAAAACACTTGAACAGAAAGAACATAATTTGGCAACATTAACACTTTTGAAATCTAGAATTGGTAGAGATGGTGTGGTATTCAATAATTGTAAATTCGATAATGAATATATTCTTATTGACACTGACTATCAAAATACACTTCTTGGCCACAGGGAGAATAAAGAAGAAGAAACTAAAGACAGAATTAGAAGAGCTTTAGAAAATAAGGAAAGAGTACAAAACGAAGTAAGAAAATCATTAAAAACAGAACAATAAAAAAAACATGAAAGAAAAGATCCTAACAGACAATCCAGGAAGATTCGTATTATTCCCAATTGAACACCATGACTTATGGAAGTTTTATAAACAACAAGAAGCGTGTTTTTGGACCGCAGAAGAAATAGATCTGCAACAAGACATATATGACTGGGATAACAAATTAAATGCTGATGAACAACATTTCGTTAAACACGTTTTAGCATTTTTTGCGGCTTCAGATGGTATTGTTAATGAAAATTTGGCAATGAACTTTGTTAATGAGGTACAATATACTGAAGCTAAATTTTTCTATGGTTTTCAAATCATGATGGAAAATATTCATAGTGAAACATATTCGCTATTGATAGATTCTTATATTAAAGATAAGGAAGAACAAAATAAATTATTTAATGCGATTGATACGATCCCAGCTATCAAAAAGAAAGCTGATTGGGCTATTAAATGGATTAATTCAGAATTATTTGTTGATCGTTTAGTTGCTTTTGCTGCAGTTGAAGGTATTTTCTTTTCTGGGTCATTTTGTTCAATTTTTTGGTTAAAAAAACGTGGTTTAATGCCTGGTTTAACATTTTCTAATGAATTAATATCAAGAGATGAGGGTATGCACTGTGATTATGCTTGTCATTTATTTAATAACCATATTGAAAATAAAATTTCACATGAACGTATCAAAGAAATTATCTGCGGTGCGTTAGAGATTGAAAAGGAGTTTATTCTTGAAGCGTTACCAGTTCGTTTGATTGGTATGAATTCAGAGTTAATGGCTCAATACTTAGAATTTGTTACAGATAGACTATTGGTTTCTTTAGGTGTACCAAAAGTATACAATTCAGAAAACCCATTTGACTTTATGCAAAACATTGCATTGCAGGGCAAAACAAATTTCTTTGAAAAAAGAGTTGCTGAATATCAAAAAGCGGGTGTAAATAACGGTGCAGAAGATTTAGAATCTGCATTTGGTGAGGTTGATTTTTAACATAACAGAATAGAATAAAAATGAAAGTATTAAAAAGAAGTGGTTCCCTAGAGGAAATGAAATATGATAAAATTACACGAAGAATAAGCGCTTTGTGTGATGATTTAAACCTAGATTATATTGATCCAACCTTAATCACTTTAAAGGTGACACAAGGGATATATGATGGGATATCAACAACAGAATTAGATACACTTGCAGCAGAAACAGCCGCATCTATGACAACCGTACATCCAGACTATGCCAGATTGGCTGGCCGTTTGGCTGTAACTAATTTACATAAAACAACACATAGAAAATTTTCACAAACAATTAAAGAATTACATTCTTTTGTTGAACCAAAAACAAATAAAGAATCTTCATTAATTGATGATGAGGTTTATAAATTTGTAATGGAAAATAAAGAAGTGTTGGATGGTGCAATTGTTATTGATAGAGATTTTGATTTTGACTATTTTGGTTTTAAAACACTAGAGCGTTCTTATTTACTTAAGATCGGCGATAGAGTTGTTGAAAGACCTCAGTATCTATACATGAGAGTAGCTGTGGGTATTTGTAATGGGGATATTAAAGAAGCGCTTCGTATTTATGACGATTTATCACAACACTTTTACACACATGCGACACCAACATTATTTAATGCTGGAACTCGTAGACCACAAATGTCTTCATGTTTTTTAATTGGTAATAAGGGTGACGATATTGATGGTTTATTTGACACAATTAAAGACGTTGCTAAGATATCTAAATGGGCTGGAGGTATTGGGCTTCATGTTCATGATGTTCGTGCTAAGGGCGCATATATTAAAGGCACTGGTGGACAATCAGATGGTTTGTTACCAATGATGAAAACATATAATGAAGTTGCTCGTTGGATTAATCAAGGTGGTAAAAGAAAAGGGTCTTTTGCTGTTTATCTTGAACCATGGCATGCAGACATTATGGAATTCATTGATTTACGAAAAAATCATGGTAAAGAAGAGATGAGAGCTAGAGATTTATTCTTAGCTATGTGGACACCAGATTTATTTATGCAACGTGTTGAAGCTGATGGTGACTGGTCACTATTTTCACCAGACGAAGCACCTGGATTATCAGATGCTTACGATACCCCAGAAGACAAAGCATTCACTCGTTTATATGAATCATATGAACAACAAGGCTTAGCTAGAAAAACTATCAAGGCTAGAAAATTAATGGATGCTATCTTGACGGCACAAATTGAAACAGGTACACCGTACATGTTATACAAGGATGCGGCGAATTATAAATCAAATCAAAAAAACCTAGGTACAATTAAATCATCAAATTTATGCACAGAGATAATTGAATATAGTTCACCAACAGAACAAGCTGTTTGTAATTTAGCGTCAATCGCTTTACCAAAATATATTGTAGATGGTGAGTTTAATCATGATTTATTATATGAATACACATATCAAGTAGTTAAAAACTTAAACAATGTAATTAATTTAAATTTTTATCCAACTGAAGAAACTAAAAATTCTAATTTCAAACACAGACCAATTGGTTTAGGTATTCAAGGATTGGCAGATATTTTCTGTGTTTTAAATATTCCTTTTGAAAGTGAAGAAGCTGATAAATTGCAGACAGATATTTTTGAAACAATTTATTTTGCTGCAATGACATCATCAAAAGATATTTCTAAAATTACTGGGCCATATGAATCAATTGTTGGGGCACCTATTGAAAAAGGTATTTTTCAATTTGAAATGTGGGGTAAAAAAGATAGCGATCTATCCGGCAGATGGAATTGGAAAGCATTAAGAAAAGAAGTTATTAACTACGGTGTTCGAAATTCATTATTAGTTGCTCCGATGCCAACAGCATCTACGGCTCAGATTTTGGGTAATAACGAAGCGTTTGAACCATTTACAACTAATATGTATTCAAGAAGAACATTAGGTGGTGAATTCGTAGTTGTTAACAAACATTTAGTTACAAAATTGATGACTTTAAATTTATGGAATGAAGATTTGAAGAAAAAATTAATGTTAGAAAATGGTTCAGTTCAAAACATTCCAGAAATACCAACAGAGGTTAAAGAGGTTTATAAAACAGTTTGGGAGATGTCACAAAAAAGAATTCTTCAGATGGCGGCTAATAGATCAATTTTTATTGATCAGTCACAATCATTGAATTTATTTATTGCTGACGCAACTAAACCAAAACTTCTTGCCGCTCATTTATTTGGTTGGAAATTAGGTTTAAAAACAGGAATGTACTATCTAAGAACTAAATCTGCTGTCGATCCACTAAAAGGATTAGGTATGGATACAGCTACAGCAAAACCGGTTGAACAACAACAACAAACTGTGGTATATAATGTTCCTACAAACAATAGTTTGATTAGCGAACAAACACCAGAGACTGTGATGATGTCGGAAAAACCGACAGATTCACCCTTTGAGTGTGAGGGTTGTGGATCATAAAATAATGGGTGG